GAGGCCGTGGGTTCGAATCCCGCTACCCCGACCAGCGCAAGCGATTGACGGGCAACGAGCGGCGAGAATTTGGGGATGTGGTGCGGGCGGCGTGTGACAGGCTTTGTGCCAATCGATTTCGAAATTGCAGGTTTGTTGGAAATGCGGGAGGGTGCGCGCATGGAAGAGTTTGAGAACCCGATGCGGCCACGGAACCCGGTTGGGAAACGAATGGCCAAGGCATTGTTGGCCTGCTTCGTGGCAATACTTGGCGGGTTGGGAGTGGTCTGGGTGTTAGGTCTATGTGGGCTTCCTGGGAAAATGGTTAGCGCCGCCGTGTCGGTGTTGCCAATGGTCGGAATCGGCGCTGCGGTGATCGCTTGGAAAGAGACTGCGCCAAAGTGATGAACAAGCCGCTTTTCATTTTGCTGGCGGTGATGGGTTCAATCGGAGTGGCGGCATCGATTCATTTCGCATTCTGGCCTGTTTGGTGGATTGTGGAACGCGCAAGATCCCGGAAAGTGCGGGCCATCAGCACGCTGTTAGGAGTGTGCGGAATGGCTGGATGGTGTCAGATATTCACGCTGTTTGAGGAGCGAGCATTGCCGCGGAGCTTTGGCTTAAATGTTTGGCTTACTGCTGGTGTTTTAGGGGTGATTTGCGCGGCTGCGCAAAGGGCGGAAACATTGGCTGAGCTTCAAGGCAAGATCGAGTATCGAAGCGGGAAGCCTCAATGGAAGAAGAAGCCGAGATATAGGGAGCCGTTTCAACCTGGAACGGACCGCGGGCAATAACGGCACGGGTGGAACGGGATTGGAGCCGGTGGGAGGCCCGGCAAATCACTCTCCCCGGCGCTTGGCGCGGTAGTCGGCTGGATCTTCGGCCACTTTGAGCGTGCGGGGAGTAATCTCCTCGGCCAAGGTGTTGAGCCCTTCAATGGCCCAATCTTCGATCAGCAGGCCAGCGTCCAGGGCGGCTTGATTCCATGCGCGCAACTCCTCGGGCGTCGGGCGGATGATGAGACCCGACAAGCGGCCGGAAGCGTGTGCATCCCATTCCGCCATGATCTGGCGGAGATGGTCGAATTTTCGAGCCGGAACGCCACTGGACCGCCAGTTGCGGATGGTTTGCGCCTGAACTCCGAGGCGCGCGGCTACTTCCGCCGCCGTCAGGCCCTTGGCGTCCATCCATTGAATCAATTCGTGGGTCACGCGGCTTGAGTATCCCGAAAAATGATTTCCCGCAAACTTTTTTGTTGCGCCGTGTCCGTTTTCGGGATAGCTCAATACCGAAACGATACACCAGCGATGACTGCAACTCTCCAATTCGACCCGGAACTCTACAGCGAAAAGGCGCTCAAGCTGATTCTGGCGACGGCACAACGGGAAGGCTGCACGCCTGCGGAGGCCGTCGTGAAAATCCTCAACGAGTGGGCCAAGCGGAAAAAGCGCGCGGCCTGAACGAATCACCCGAACCCACACCCCTGCCATGGAAGAGAAAGCGAAACTTGAAACGGCAATCCTCGAAAGCATCCAAGATCTGGACGCGGCCCGCGCGGCATTGGAATACACGCTGGCCCGGCTCAAGGCCGGCGAGATCACGACGGAACAGGCCACGACGCTGCGGGCGAATTACTGCCGGTGCCTCGCCCGCATCGCGAAAGAAGGGGGGGCGAGGTGAAGGCTTTCCAGTGGGTGGAAACTTCCGGGCTGGTGGCGTCGGCGCGTGGGTGCGCGTCCGACATGACTTCATCTGCCATCAGCCCGGATACCGCCGTCTCCCTGGGCTTCGTGCCGTTGCTGCTGGCGCTGCTGGCCGTGGCATTGGCGGGCTTTGTGATCGGCTACGCCTTGAGCGATGCCCGGCAGCGTGAGCGCCGCCGCCGCCGGTGGTCAACGATGCAGGACCATTCCGACAAGTGGGCACCGAAGCGGGGCAGCTTCGACGGTGCCAAATAGAATCTCAATTGAAAGCGCATGAAACATGAACAAGCTACAGCTAACAGCACTCGGCCAAGCGGTTTGGCTGAGCAGGACGGCCGCTCAAATCTACTCGGGATTGTCCCGCGCAACGATCGATCGGGCGGTGTCTCAGAAGAAAATCGAGAGTATCAAGAAGGGGCGGAGGCGGTTGCTCCGGCGGGAATCTTTGGAGACCTGGATTCGCTCCGACGAATGGCTGGAACGGCCGGAGCCGGTGGCAGCGGACGGGGACTGACCTCGGCCCGGCATCAAGTGGCACTGTGGCAGCGGCTGAATCGCCGGGAAATCCAACTGGAGGACGCGGAAGTGGAGCTGTCGCGCACTTGGCTGCTGGCGGATGAGGATCGAAGCGAGGAACTGGCGCACGTGCGGCGGCTGCTATCGCGGGCCACGGCGCTGCGCGAGGCGGTGAACGGTCGGGAAGCGGTGACGCTGCCGATCTGCAGGCCGTGCTGGGGGCCGATCTGCCTGGGCATGGGACAGGAAAGGGGGCTGCCATGACGAAGCGTGACGCGGTGCGCGGCGGGTTTGTCCCGCCGGAGAATGGCAGCCATGAGGCGGTGGTGGCGGAATACTCTGACGAGCTGCTGGTGGCGGTGATCGCGGATTGCGGACGCCGGAACCTACGAGACCAGCGGAACCACGAAACACGCTGGCTCTCCGAAAGGATGAGCGCGGCCCGATTCGAGCGGCGCAAGCGGCAGGCGGCGGGCACGTGGACGCTGGAACTTCCCAAGCGGGGTAAGAAAGGGGGAGGCAAATGAGCTGGCAGGCTTTCACGGTGGCAGCGGAGGCGGATGTGAGCGTGAACGGCGCGCGCATCCTCCTGCTGGTGGGGGAAGCACCCATGTTGCTCTCTGCTCTTTCGAAGAGCTTGGGAATCGTGCCGGCGTCGGTCGCCAACCTGGTGAACCGGATGGAAGGCATGGGACTGCTGGAGACGGTGCCGGCGACGGATGCACGCGCGCGGCCGGTCCAGGCCACGGCGGAGGGAATGAAACTTCGAACCCGACTTTTGGAGGCATGAACGGCAAGCAGGAAAGCCCGGAACCCAAGCCGGAAAAAACGCGATACCCGGAAATTGTGGCGCTGCGCGTGGCGAGTGAAATCGGCGCGCGCCTGAGCCCTGCATGTGAGCGGATCGTGATCGCGGGAAGCCTGCGGCGGCGGAAGCCAACCGTGGGAGATATCGAGATCCTTTTCATCCCGCGCATGGTCACGGAACCCGTGGGGCTTTTCGACACGCGGGAGGTTCCGGCCACGGATGCGGTGCTTGACGCGATGCTGGCGGAAGGAGTGCTGGGCAAGCGTCCGCTGCAAACCAAGGCGGGGACGGCGTGGGGCGCGCTGAACAAGCTGGCGGTGCATTTGCCAAGCGGGATCCCGGTGGATCTTTTCCGCACGACGGCGGAAAGCTGGGCGAACTATCTCGTTTGCCGGACAGGCCCGGCGGATTCGAACACGCGGATTGCCACGGCGGCGCAGCGCCGGGGGTATCGGTGGCAGCCATATGGGGCGGGCTTTGTGGATCTTGGCACCGGGAAGCTGTTCCCGATGGCGAGCGAGCGGGAGGTTTTCGAGTTTGTCGGGATGGAATACCTCGAACCCTGGGACAGAAAATGAACCTGAGACCTGATCGGATACAAATCCCCCGGCGGAGAGCAAGCGAGCGAGGGGCACGCTACAAGGCGGAGCTGGCGCTGATCCTGCAAACCATTTTCGGCCGCGACAAGGTGCAGGCGGAATTCCGTTTCCACGAGGTCCGGCAATGGCGGTTTGACTGGGCGGTGCCGGAGCTGCGCGTGGCCGTCGAGTATGACGGGCACGGAACGACCGGGCGAATGAAGCGGAAGGGGCCACAAGCGGAGGCATCCGGCGACGCTGCCGGCGCCGCTGCCGGCGATGCGGTGGGAGGCCATGGAAGCGTGGGCGGGCTGGCGAAGGATGCTGAGAAGGGGAACGCGGCGGCACTGGCCGGGTGGCGTGTTCTGCGCTTCACGGCGCTGCATTTCTGCGGGCGGTCGAGGAACCGCCACAAGCTCCGGGCACCCATGGAGGTGATCGAGGAGCTGGCAAAAACTCTCCGGGAAACACCCGGGATCTGAAACATGAAAACGAACACGAAACCGAAAGACGAAAAGGCGGTGGATGAGCAATCCAACACGCTGGTGGACTTGCTCCGCACTCACCGAAAGGGCTGCGCCGCGGCGCTGGGCTCGAAATACCTCGATGCAGTGACCGCCGCGGTGGTCGAGCGAGGAGGGACCGGGGAAATCACCATGACGGTGAAAGTCAAAGCCTGCTCTGAAAACGAGCTGCGCGTGGAGATCCAGGTGAAGCCGCCCAAGCTGCCCACCGAGAAACTGCCGGAAGGCGTCTATTTCTACGACGACACGGCGGAGCACCCGCGCCTGCTCAAGAGCGATCCCCGGCAAGCGGAATTGCCGCTGCGTGAGGTCGAGAAACCCAAGCAAGAACTTCGGGAAGTGGCCAACGGCTGAACCTTCCCGCCAACCAAGAAAGAAACGGAATCATGAACGATACAGACAACGCCATGCTGGCGGCATTCAAGGCCGGCGAGAAAGGGAGCGATCCTAAGATCTGCGAGGCGACGGAACAGATTTTCATGCGCGAGGGTTTTCGGGCCATCGATGTAAGCAAGGAGCTGCTTCGCGTCCGCAAGGCGGATGAACCCGGACCGACGAACGCGGCCGGAACGATGCAATGCCTGACGCCGGAGTCATTTGTGGCGGCGGTGAAAGACCACCACGATGTCCGCTCTGCGATCTTCGCGGATTCGGAAAACGGCGTGGTGGTCTGCGTCTTCGACTACCTCGAACGCGGCGGCGCGCCGACGCATGGCGAGGATGAGCGGGATAAGGGCTGGGGCCAGCATCGCGCGGAAATCCGTTTTGAGCGGTCGCGCAAGCTCAAGGAGTGGCTCAAGCTGACTGAGGCTGTTTCGCAACTGTCCTTTGCCGAGTTTATCGAAGACCATCTGGACGATGTTGTGGACCCGAAAGGGGACGATCTGCTGGCGCTGGCAACGGATCTCGAGGCATCGTCGACCGGCTCATTCAAGGGCAAGGTGAACCTCGCCAACGGGAGCACCCAGCTTGCATTCTCGCACGACACGGAAACGACCGTGGAAGTGCCCAAGGAAATCGCCCTGGGCATCCCGCTTTTCGAGCACCATGCGGGCTATCGGCTGCGCGCCCGGCTGCGCTGGCGGCATGCCCAAGGCACGCTGTCGTTCCGCCTGCTGTTCCCGACGCTGCAGGATGCGCTGGAACAAGAATTCGAACGCATCGTGCAGGAAATGGAAGCAGGCACCGGGCTTCCGTTCTACCGCGGGCGGCTGGCGCTGCCGTGGGATGCATCCTGAGCGATTGACGGGAATACCCGATTGACCCACCCGCCGAGTCCGCAAGGGCCGGCGGGTTTTGGGGTGAAGGCATGAAACATGAAGGAGACCATGGAACAATTGGCGCTGGCAACATACAGGCTAGCGGAGGGGCAAGCGGCAATCCGGAGGAACGAATGCCCGGCGAGGCATTTGCAAGCGGCGGCGGCAATTCTGGCGAAGGAGCATGCGCGACTGAAAGCGATCGAGGAGGCGAAGCCGAAGCCGAAGCCGGACTGGCGACGGCTGGCGCTGCCCTCGGGTGGACGGATATCATGATTGATCTGGAAACGCTGAGCACGTCCCCGGCGGCGGCGATCATTTCGGCGGCGGCGGTGCCGTTTCTCCTGCATGAAGGGCTGACCGGCGGCGGCGGTCATTGGCTGCTGGATGGCAATGACGGCGAGCGCGACGACGAGACGCTGGCATGGGCGGAGAAAAACGGGACTTGGCCGCACGCGGAAGGCGCGGCGCTTATCTCGGAAAAGGCGCTGCTGCTGGTGCTGCGTGAAGTGGTCTGCAAGTGGGGAGGTGAGTGGGCTCCGACGATCTGGATATGGGGCGCGGATTTCGACTCTCCCATTTTGAAGTCTGCGGCGGTGCGGCAAAATATGAGGATGCCGTGGCAATACTGGCACGTGTCTTGCGCGCGCACGGCGTGGAAGCTCGCATTTGGCAACCAGCCCCGTCCGAAGCGCGATCATAACCCGCTCCGCGACTGTTACGCCGCGATCCAGGACCTGCGTTTGGCGGTGCAAAAGCTGGGAGGGCTGCGCGCATGACGAGCATTCCCCATCCTGTGCGGGTCGAGGCGCTGGCGGATTTCATGCATCCGGACCGGGAGCATGTTTTCGGGCAGGCGTTTCGATGGGGCCGGGATCACGGCGTGGCGAACGGATACCTTGCGCTGCGCGTGGAAACGGTGCTGGACTGCGATCGGGAAAGCCCGGCGGCGGTGGCGCGGATCGAGGCGCTGCCGTGGGAGGATAGCGGCCCGAAAATGCTGCGGGACCCGGAGTGGAAAGCCATGGAGGAACGCGCGCCCGGGCTGCGGAATGCCGGTGAAACGCGTTACTGGGCGAAGATGCCCGGCGAGGCCGGCGAGTGGTATCGGCGGACGCTCCGGCGGGTCAATATCCGGCGGCATCAAGTATGCTTGGCGGAAGCGCAACTGATCGCGCGACTGCCGCGGGCGGAAGTGTGTCTGGATTCACCGCATGGCTGGCTGCGGTTTCGGTTCCGGGGCGGGGTGGGCTTGCTCCGGGCATTCTCGGGGAAGCTGGTGAGGGCGTGCGATTACACGCTGTGGAGGGCAAAGAATCAAAGCGAGCTTTTTTGAATGAGCGTTCAATGCACAACGGCGGCGTGGTTTGGTAGCGAGGCCAAAGGCGGGCGAAAGCTGGTCTTGCTGGCAATCGCGGACTGCGCCAACGATGAGGGCTGGGCGTGGCCCTCCCAGGCCACGCTGGCGGCAAAATGCGGGCTCGATGCGGAGCGTGGAATCCGGGAGCACGTGCGCGCGCTGGTCGAGCTGGGCGAGCTGGAGGAATACCCCCGGCCCGGCCGGACAACTCGCTACCTGGTGCGGCTGGATGTTTTAAAAAATCGAGCCGATGAACGCCAGAAACCCCGGAAGGATTCTGCCGGGGTGCAGAATTCTGCGGGGGTGAAGGATTCTTCCCATCCCCACCCCGGAAGGATTCTGCCGGACACCCCGGAAGGATTCTGCCGGACACCCCGGAAGGATTCTGCCTACGATCCCAAAGGAACGGTAAAGGAACCCAAAGAGGGAGAACGCGCGGGCGCGGCGGGAAATCCCCCCTCCCCGGATTTTTCGGGTGGGCTGCCGGATCTCGAGCGGCAGGTTTGCGAGCTGTTTCCGCATGCCCTGCCGGTGCTCACGGATCGGGAACGGGTCGCGCTGCTCGGGGTGCAGTCGCTGCTGGCGCTGCTGACGGCGGACGATTGGCTGGCGCTGCGCGTTTGGTTCGTCGAGGCGGACGACGCGGCCCGGCGGCAAAAGCTCTGGCCCAGGGACCGTGCGGAGTTTCTGGACCGTGCCGGCGAGGCGATCGAGAAGGCGCGGAAATGGTGGGATCTGCGGGGCCGGAGGTGGTGGGCGTATCGGTCGGGCGAGGTCGGGGCGGTGGAGGCTTACCGGGCTGGCGACGGGCTGGCGTGGCAGGATTTCCAGGATTTCGCAACGGAAACCGGCAAGGACCCGGGCGAGGTGGGCGACGCCTTCCGGGATGGGCGGTGGGCGCGCGAGTTCGTGGCCTGGGCGATGGGATCGAGCGAGGAAGGGGGGAACGCATGACCGCCGCGGATCTGCTGGAGCTGGCCTTGAGGGAAAAGCGCAAGGCTGCGCTGTCCGACACTCAGGCGCAAATCCTCCTGCACCTGGCGCGCGCCGGAGAACCCTGCCGACTGCATGCGCTGTCGGATGCGCTGTGTGTGACGAGGCAAAGCATTTATGAGGCGTTGGACGGCATGGACGAAGCGGTGAGCGTGGAACGGTCGCCGGGGAAAATGAAAGTGGCGCTGAAAGCGGAGGGCGTGCGGATGCTCATGCTGTTGCTGGGAGGGAGGAAACCATGAAGAAGCAGGCGAAAAAGAAGACAGCGCGCAAGGCGGCAAAGCGTGGGCGTGGTCGGCCGACTCCGTATCTTCCGGAGTATGCGGAACAGGCCGGGAAGCTCTGCAAACTGGGTGCCACCGACGAGGAATTGGCCGATTTCTTTGGCGTCGATGTTCGCACGATCGGCCGATGGAAAAACGCGCACGCTGAATTTTGTCAGGCCCTAAAAGATGGGAAGACTTTGGCGGACGCGACGGTGGCGGAGCGGCTTTTTTCCCGGGCCTGCGGCTATTCGTGCCAAGAGACGAAGTTTGCAACCTTCGAAGGCATGATCACGGATCAGAAGGAGGTCACGAAACATTACCCCCCCGACACGACGGCGGCGATTTTCTGGTTGAAGAACCGCCAGAAAGACAAATGGCGCGACAAGGTCGACCACGAACACGGTTTCACCGGGGACGTGCATGTGGTTCTTGGTGCCAACGCGGAGGATGCCTGATGATGAGACCGGAGAGAGGAAACGAACCAATGAAGAAAGACACAAAAAAGCGGCCATCGGGGGGCATGTTTGCGCAGCTAGTTCGGGGCCTTGTGCACGCCTGGCAGGATTACCAACTTGGACGGTTGATCCGAAAACATGAAATCTCAGTGATGCGGATCGAGTCGGGACTTGTCGGCGGCGCGGAATGGTCATCGTGCGATCAGCGGATGAGCGAGGATTTTGGACACGGGGGCAAGTGGGGATCCGGGGAAACGGCACGCGATGCCGCGAAATCTATTTTAAACGCTAATATCCACCCACCCCGACCATGATCCCAAGACGCCTATCCGCCCTGTCATCCACCCTTGCCGCTGCCGCCTTATGCAGTGGCGGCAAGGGGTTGGCTCCAGTGCTATTGTTCGGCACTCGGCATTGGTCCGTCACTGTGGCAGTCGAAGGAATGGATGTCGTAACCATCGAATCCAACTGTCTGAGCGGACTCGAAAACGTGACCGACTACCGCCCCGAGATCATCGAAGCCGCCGAGCACCTGCTGGCATTCATTGGCACTGGTGACGATCCAGACTTCGACTTTGAGGATATGCCGAACGCCGATGTGGAGGCACCGCCGCGCAGGACTCCGAACCAAGAACAAGGCTGATCGGCGGTTGCCTCTCACTCCTTGTTCTGCCTCTTACGAATTACCATGAAAGCAACAATACTCGATACAGTGACCGGCGAAAAGATGACGGTCGATGGTCCCCGCTCTTGGGAGTGGGCTGTAAACAACTGGTCATGCGACTGCAACCGAAACCCTTGGGATGTGGACACGGGAAAGCCCGAGAACGTCTGTGAGGGCTGCGAACGCTTCTTGGTGGTCGAAGCGGTGATGGATGATCCCGACGACTACGAATACACGCTGGACGAGCTAAACGAGGGATACCCCGCAGAACTCCGCGCCAGTTTTCTTGGGCAGAACGAAAAAGTGGTGGCAGCCCCACCCAAACCAGAATAAATCTATGACAACAAAACTAGACTCAGAACTACCAGAAACGCCCGCCGAAGAGAAAGACTTGGTGGGGATTGCCACGCACGCATTGTTCGACGAGAGCAAGGTGGAGCTTGATCCAAATGCGGTCAAACCGGGGATGCACGTATCAATACTCAAGTGGAAATCCCATTACGACCGATCATGGGTTGGGGATGTGCTCCATGTGGTCAACGTCAATCCTCCATTCATCATCACTAATCGCCGACGGACACACGATACCTCTCGCCTGGTGATTGACGTGCGGGACGTGTCCTTGGTGCTACTGCGGGAAGACTTCGTGGCTGACTGCAACGTGTCGCCGTCAACTCTTCCGTCGAACTCATAAGCGATGGCTCCCCACCCGACACCGATGCTGACCACTGGACAGACCCACGAAAAACCCCACCGCGCCGATAGACGGCGGGGTGGGGTTGCAATCCGCGACTTGTTCAGCTGGGTGTTAGGGCTGTGTCACTCTCCACGAAATTACCTTGCGGGCGTCGTTAATGTCCCGGTCATTCACTTCCACGATAGCGCCGAATCGGCGGAACTTCTGGGCCGTTGCGGCATCGAAAACGAGACCTGTCTCGGGATGAGCTTCGGTGGTGGTGTAGCGGTCGGAATTACCGCGCATTTTCAGGAGCATTTCGCTCAGGGTCATCTTCGGGCGTCCACCCTTAGCACCGTTTGTGCGGGACGCTTCGGAGCGGATGGTGGATGGGATCGAGCGGAGGGCTTGGGCGGCTTTGTTTTTGGTGGTCATAGTATTCGGTGTTTGATCGGGGCTTCATCGCCTGCCGATGGGAAGACAATAACCCCACGTCGGGTTATTGCAATGAAAATCTCAAATTATTTTCACGGCCCGAAATCAGGGTCTTTTTCTCTGCTGAACGCCGAAGCTGTGGCGCATGGCGTCACTGCGGAGCCAAGCCCAGCCGAAGAAAAGCCTTAGCCATGTCGTCCACCAGCGTCTTGTTCCATGCCCATCATCCAACCATCATCTCTTCATGAGCTGGCACTGTTCGCAGGCGCTGGTGGCGGAATACTCGGCGGGCTCCTCTGTGGATTCCGAACCGTGTGCGCCGTCGAGATCAACGAATACGCCAGGCGCTGCCTCATGGCCCGCCAAGACGACGGCAGCCTGGAACCCTTTCCGGTCTGGGACGACATCTGCACCTTCGATGGAAAGCCATGGCGTGGACTGGTGGATGTCGTCACTGGCGGATTCCCGTGCCAAGACATCAGCGCCGCGGGCCGCGGGGCCGGGATCGACGGCGCCCGCTCCGGCCTGTGGGGCGAAATGGCAAGGATCATTGGCGAGGTGGGACCGCGATACGTGCTTGTGGAGAACTCCCCAAACCTCACTTCTCGCGGACTTGGACGTGTTCTCGGAGACCTGGCCTCGATGGGGTATGATGCGCGGTGGGGAGTGCTCGGCGCTGTCCATGCCGGCGGGCCTCACAAGCGTGAACGAATCTGGATTCTGGCAAACGCCAGTGGCGGACGATGCGGTGGACCGCAAGGCGGGGAAATGGAACTCGCGGGGCGAGCCGAAACTGTCCGCCCAGGTGAAGCTCTGGCCGACTCCAACGGCCGTCACCAACACGGGTGGCGCCGCGCTGTGCAAGTGGGGAGGAAGTGGAGCGCGGGCGAAGCTGCGGACAATGGTGAGCGATGCGGAACTGAATGGTGCCCTGAACCCAACGTGGGTCGAGTGGCTCATGGGGTGGCCGCTCGGGTGGACCGACTTACGGCCATTGGAAACGGCCAAGTGCCGCGAGTGGTGGCACTGGCATGGAGCATTTTACAAGCTGATGAAACCGCTGATGAAACGCCGGTAGGTCCGGCATGGAACAGTATTACTCAAGAACCCTAAGGCTGACGGAACAGGAAAAAGATAACATCAATTCTAAAAGCGCATGAAAACGAACAAGATAAAAGAATTCATCGATGAGATGAAACGGCGGAGGCTGGAGGCAGGGACGGTAGATGCTTACGCATCGCACGCGCGGGCGTTTGGGCGCTTCTGCAAGGGGAGGAGTTTCGAAACGCCCGGGCATGCGGTGGCGGGGTTTCTTTCGACATTCGCGAGCGAGAAGCTTTCGGCGTCATCGCAAAAGCAGGCGCTGAATGCTCTGGCGGGCAAGAACGGATTTTATGCCTGCTTTGGGGTGATGCTCGGCAGGCTGCCTGCGTGGGTTCGCCCGCCGGAATCGACATGGGTTCCGGAATGGCTGACGGCGGCTGAGGTCGAGGCCGTAGCGGTCCACCTGTCGGAAGATTGGGCGTTGATCGCGCGGCTGATGTTTGGGGCAGGGCTCCGCATCCATGAGGCGGTTTCGCTGCGGTGGAGGGATTTGGATTTCGAACGGATGACCATCACGGTGAAGCAGTCGAAAGGGCGAAAAGATCGCGTCACGTTCCTACCGCGAAGCCTGATTCCCGAACTCCAACAACGGCAAACGAGGATCCGCGCGATATGGGAAAGGGATCGGAAGCGGAAACGGCCCGGGGTCGAGGTGCCGCCAGCCCTGGCGAACAAATCGCCCAAGATCGGCGAGACATTCGGGATGTTTTGGGTGTTTCCGGCGGCGGGGGAAAGTATCGATCCGGAAACGAAAATCCGCAGGCGTCACCATCTGCACAAGGGGAGCGCCAACCGGGCGGTGAGGGTGGCGGCAACGGCCGCGAAGCTGACGAAGCGGCCGACCGCGCACGCTTTCCGCCATGGCTTTGCCACGGCGTATCTGATGGCAGGGGGGCTGCTGCCGGAGCTGCGCGATTTGCTGGGTCACGAATGCATCACCACCACGGAACGATATCTGCACTGCCTGCCGTCGTTTGTGGATCGGGTGGGCTCGCCGCTCGATCACGTGGCCGCGGTGGTGCCATTCCGGCGAGACGGGGAAATGCGGGCGGATTCACGGGCTGGATGAAAAAACCGCAAGTCACGGTCGAGGTCCGCCCGCGTCGGGCGTTCCGGGAATACATGGAGCACGGCCAGCGGTTTGCTTGCCTGGTGGCGCATCGTCGCGCGGGGAAAACTTATGGCGCGATTCAGCGTCTGCTGATGCGTGCGCTTTCGACCGTGCGCGGAGGAGCCGCGCCGCCACGATTCGGCTACTTGGCACCGACTCGGGATCAGGCAAAAGATATTGCATGGAACTACCTAAAAACCTTCACAAAACCAATCCCCGGGGTGCTGGTAAACGAAGCGGATTTGCGGATTACCCTCCCGAAAAAACAGACCATTCGGCTTTACTCCGGCGAGAATTACGAGCGGATGCGGGGCCTGTATTTCGACGGCGTGTTGATCGACGAACCGGCGGATATTGACCCGAAAGCCTGGTCCACGGTCGTGCGTCCGTGCCTTTCGGACTATCAGGGATGGGCGGATTTCATTGGGACGCCGAAAGGAAAGAATGCTTTCTACAAGCGGCACCTGCACGCGCGAGACCATCCGGACGAATGGTTTTCGTTGCTGCTGAAAGCTTCGGCGTCGGGCATTCTGCCGGAGCATGAAATCCGGTCGCTGCGCTTCGACATGTCGGAAGACGAATTCAACCAAGAGTATGAATGCGACTTCAACGTGGGCAGGCCCGGGGCGATCTACGCGGCCGATTGGGCGGCGGCGGTGAAGGCCGGGCGAGTGCTGCCGTTCCCGGTGGACCGGGCGGTGCCGGTGTGGACCACGTGGGACCTGGGCAGTCCGGCCAATACGGTGGTTTGCTACTGGCAGCGGGTGGGGTTCACGCATCGCCTGATCGATGTCGATCATCACCTTGTGACGGCGAGCGGGCACCCGATGAAAACGGGCGAGCGGGTGGCGCATATGCTCGGCAAGGGGTATGCGCTGGGCGGGCACCTGCTGCCGCATGATTCGCGGGCGGAGGGTTACGACGCCATGAGCGTGCGCGCGAGGCTGGAAGAAGCCGGACTGCGCAACGTCCAGGTGATCCCGCGCGGCGGGACAAACGCGGAGGAAAAACGGGTGCAAGTCATGCTGGATCTGTTCCCGTCCCTCTGGTTCAACGAGGAGAATCTAAACGACGAAGGCGGATTTGCGGAAGCGATCGAGAACTACCATCGGAAGGAAAGCCGGAAGGATGGCTGGATTTCCAATGTGATCGAACACGATTGGACGAGTCACTTTGCCGATGCATTCGGGTATTACGGCGAGGGGTTGAAGCAGGGGATGATTCCTGCCGGGCCTGACTCGGCAATGCCTGGCGTGAAAACCCGGAAAACATCCATTCGCAACTCCCCGTCCCGATGAATCCGGCAACGGCAGCTTGGCACGCATGGCACGATCCGGACGAACCGCCTGGCATGCGCTGGGAAACCATGTTGCGGCTGCACCTGTTTTGCCCGTGGGCGTGGGTGATTTCGACGCCGACCGTTTTTGCCTGCGCGCGATACGTGGGAGCAGACTGGAGCACGCCTGAGCGCATCAACCCGTTTCGAGTGACCGATGGGCCAACGGAGGAAATCCATCTGTCGATTGCGGCCGGGGACATGCGCGGCATGTGGGCGCTGCTTCCCCCCGGCGTGCGGTGGGTGTCGTGGCAGCGGCGAGGGTATCGGCTGCATCGGTGGCCGGTGGCGCGGCTGTCGCGGGTCGGTTTCCCTACCTTTCCGCCAGCGTGCCGGGTGGCATGGTGCCGGTATGGGCAAGGGCAAATCTTCTCCCCCGCCGGACATTCCGCCGCCGGTGACGACGACGGGAATCGAGGCCGGGCAACGCGCGGTCCTGAATCGTCGCCGCCGTCGTGGCCGCTATGATTCGCAAGACACGCTGCTGACCACCCGCGGCATGCAGAACATGGACCCGCAAGGATGAGCGTTGCTGAAAACATCCTCCGGCGCTGGTCGGAACTCGAAACCGCAATGTCACCTTGGCTGGCGTGGTGGCAACAGCTTGCCGATCACGTTTGCCCGCGCAAGGCGGAGATCACGGAACGCTCCGGCGATAGTCCGAACCGTGACAAGGTGGCGAAACTCTTCGACACCACGGCGATGGATGCGAATCAGGTTCTTGCCGCTGGGCAAATGGCCAATATCACCCCGATGGGCCAGCAATGGTTCAACATCGAACCGCCGGAGCGGCTGGCGAAAAACTACGCGGTCCGGCTGTGGTTTCAGGATGCATCCCAACGGCTTGGGCGGGCTCTGATCCGGTCGAATTTTTATTCCGCGATGGATGAACTGTATCTGGACCGTGGGGGGTTCGGCACGGCCGCGGTGATCTGCCGGATGACGCCGGACAAGCGGTTGGTTTTCGAGACGCTGACGATTGGAGGATACGGGATTGGCGAGAACGACGAGCGGATGGTGGACACTCTGCACCGTCGTTACCGGCTCACCCCGCGCCAACTGGCGCAACGGTTCCGCGAACTGCCGGCGGATTTGAAAGCGCGCGCGGCGGACCCTCAGAAAGCCAATATCCCAGCGGATATCCTGCACGCGATCGAACCGCGCGAGGATCGAGACCCGTCCCGCGGGGATGAGGCGCGGCATATGCCGGTCCGGTCCGTGTTCATTCATCTGGAATCCAAGGAGGTGATTCACGAAGCGGGGTTCTTCGAATCTCCCTTTGCCTGCACCCGCTGGCGATTGTGGGGGGAATCGCCCTGGGGCTGGTCACCGGCCTGGTATGCGCTGCCGACTGCCGATCAGCTCAATTTCCTCGAACAATGCACGGACGTGCAGGTGGAGCGCGCGGCGTTTCCGGCCTGGCTGATTCCGTCCACGATGAAGGGCGAATTTGATCCGCGTCCGCATGGTCAATCCATCTACGACCCGCGAGGATCGGCGGCGGATGTGGCATTGCCCCGCGAGCTGGAAAGCCGCGGCCGCGTGGATTACGCCATGGAGCGCGCGGAGCAGAAGCGGAAGATGATTCGCGATGCGTTTTTCTATGACATGTTCCGGCTGCTTTCGAGTCGGGACAAGCAACTAACCGCGCGCGAAGTGGTCGAGCTGTCATCGGAAAAGGCGAGCCAATTCCACCCGTTTTTTGCGCGTCTCACCACGGAGCTTTTGCAACCGCTCCTCAAGCGTGCCTTCGCGGAGGCGCTGCGCGGTGGGCTCTTCGAAAAGCCCCCGCTGGCACTTTTCGAGAAAGGGCCGTCTGGCTGGGTCATGGATGATCCGGAAATCGCTTTCACGTCGAGGCTGGCGCAAGCGTTGGACATGCAGGAAACCAACGGACTCCTGCGGACCTTCGAGACGCTGGCACCGATGGCGCAACTGGATCCCGGGGTTTTCGATTTCATCGATTCGAGCAAAGTCGGCCCGGCCATCGCCCGGTCTCTTGGCGTGTCGGCATCGATCATGCTGGCGGAAGAGGATATTGAGGCCAAGAAGCAGGCGCGCGCGCAAGCGGCGCAAGCGGCGGCGGCGATGGAATCGGCGCAAATGGCCAGCCAAGCGGTGCGGAATGTCGGCGGAGTCGAGAAAGCCCGTGAGATCATGGGCGGCATGCCATGAGTGTGGAGGACGACAACAAGGCGCGGATCCGCGCGATGGTGCTGCGGGATCGGCGCTTGGCGCGGTCGGCGCATGCGTTCTTTGTCGATACTCCGGACGGCCGCGAACTGCTGGGCCACCTCAAGGACCTGGCGTGTTACGACGAATCCAGTTTTTCCCCGGCCACCGGCTGGAATACCCACCATGCCGCCGTCATCGAAGGCGCTCGGCAACAAGTGCGCGTGATCCTCGGGCTGATCCAGGCCCATGAAACCAACCGAAAACAAGCAGAAGATGAAACCTGATGTGATTGTGAAAGGCGCGAAAGTATTGCGTGCCGACGATTCGAAATTACTGGCCACCGTCCAGGACGATGGGACGGTGAAATTTGCCAATCCGGCCTATGCCTCCGGCGAATACCGCGAGGCGATCGAAAGCGCCGTATTGTCCGCCAACAAAGGCCCGGCGCCGGTCGAGACCGACGACGACGAAAGCGACGAACCGGAGGGGCTTATGGATCGCGCCGTGGACGTGGTGGACGCGCGTGTGCCGTCTTCACCTCCTCCGCGTCACCCGGAGCTGGGAAGCTTCTCGGCGGCGCATGTCAACTTTGACCACGCCAACGCGAGCGACGAGGATTTCGCGGCGAAATACAAACCCTGCGCGGGCAGCATCCTTGAATTCATCGCCCGGTCACCGGATCTCTTCGCGGATCGCGAGGCGCTGGAAGTGCGATTGCATGCGCTTTGATGCGTGAACCCTAACGAAACCAGAAACATATGAAATATTCGTCGATGATGTGGCTTGGCCTGCTGATGAATGAAGCGGGCGGCGGTGGTGGCGGCGGTGGCGACGTGGGCGGTGGTGATGCCGGTGATGCCGGCGGCGCTGCGGATGCCACGCTCATGAAGCAGGCAACGGCCCCGGACTGGTCAAAACTCATTCAGCCGGACGGCACCTTTGCGCCGGAGGCTTACGAAGCGGGGCTGGATCGCCAGTGGAAATCCCTTGGCAGCATTACCGAGTCTTACAAAGAACTGCAGCGGTTTAAATTCAGCCGTCCGGCGGAAGACTGGGCCCCGGAGAGGGTGCAGCAATTCCGGCAAGCCATGGGAGTTCCGGAGGCCGGGACGGCGGAGGCTTACGGGCTGACGGTCCCCGATGAAATGAAGGACGTGCTGACGCCTGCCAAGCTCGATCGCATCGCAGCGAAAGCGAACGCCCTGCACGTGCCGGCGGATGCTCTCCAGCAAATCTTCGCGGAATACGTGGAGACGGAAAAGGAGGCCATGGCGGCGTGGAATTCGGAGCGCGAACAAGATATGATGTCCCGCCTGGAACGCCTGCGCAAAGCGCCGGAGTTTGCCGGAGATCGCGAGCAAGCTGCGAGGGAAACCGCGACGAATGCGACTCTCCACCTGGCCAACAAGCTGGGCGTGGACGCGCAAGACCCGGAGCTGCTGGAACTGACTCGCTCGCCGTTGTTCATGCGCATGATGCATCGCGTGGCGGATACCTTCGCGCAAGATTCCACCGGTGGTTTCCGCGTCGTGGCGGACCTGCGATCCAACGAGGAGAAGGCCACCGACATTATGACCAATCCCTCGAACCCAGAGTATAAGCTCTTCCACAGCCAAGACGTGGCGACGCGCCAGAAAGTCCTGCGACTCATGGGCGCGCCTGCGTAGTTGTAACGATTTCTGCACCCATGCCATCGCTGGGACTAAATACCGAAGCACCTGCGTCTGATCGCCGTGGAGGCATTCGTGAAGGACGGCAAACTGCCTCGACCGGCCCCGTGCGCACGGGCGACCCGGCAAAAGACAACGCCGCCGCGTCCGTTGGCAGTCGGAAGACGAATCGCGGTCTTGGTGGCATGGGTGCAGACAACAGATTTGCGGTGCTGTAGCCGCAATGTGACCGGCACGGGGCTTTGGCGCTTTCTCCCCGTGCCGGTCTATTTCCAGGCATCACGTAGGCGAGACTACCTAGCGCGCGGGATCGGATAGCGGGAAGGTGTGGCACGCTTCGAGGCGGACGGACAACCGGCAACGGACCCGCGACTGTTTCGGACGCTGGCCCGGCGGAATGGGTAGGCCGAGAAACCGCGCGGCGGAGAATCAGAGGCTGCTGAATCGACACCTCACGCAACCACTTCACTCCAATGTCTGATATCATTATCCCGGATGCATACACGAAGACCTTTTCCAAGGGATTCAAGCATCAAGCCCAGAAGAAAATGACCCGCATGAAACAGTATGCGGTCGTCACCACCGGCATCACCGGCGAAAGCTACACGTCGAACACGATCGAGCCGGAGTCCATGGAAGAAACCACGGGGCAACGCTTCCCGAAAACGGTTCTCTCCGAAATCGGCGGGGAAATCCGCAACATGTTCCCTCGCACGTTCCGCAAGGCGAAGGGACAAGCCTGGAATGACGGTATCCTGCTCGGGGAAACCGTGCTGCCCGGTTCGCAAATCTTCGAATCGCTGACGGCCGCTTACGCTCGCACCTGCGACACGGTTTTCATCGAAGGCATCACCGGCACCAACCGCGTGGGACCCAACGGCGGCGAGAACGAGGAGCTGCACGCTTCCAACATCGTCCCCGTGGACTATGTGCGCACGGGCTCCGCCGTGAATTCGAACCTCACCACCGGGAAGCTTCGCTACATCAAGCGGCTTTTCGAGGAGCTGGAATTTTACGGCCAAGACCAGAAGGAAGCCGGCGCGAAAATCTGCGTGGCGATCAATGCGGCGATGAAAGACGCGCTGCTGGACGACGACAAGATTTCGGACGCCGACAAGTCCCGCTTCAACAAGTTCGACGACGGCGATCTGGTTTACTGGATGGGGATGTATTTCATCCGGGAAGAAGGGCTGCCTGTCAGTTCGTCCAACCCGCTGGTGAAAGCTGCCACCGCGTGGATCTCCAACCAGGTCGAATTCGGCGAGTGGGCCAACCTCCGCACCGCCATCAAGGAACGTCCGGACCTTGACGACGCCATCCAATACTCTGCCAAGGGCATGGTCGGCGCGATGCGCCTTCAGCGCCGTGCCGTGGCAACCGCCTGGTGCCAGACCGACCTGTTGCCGGCCTGATCCTCCTGAACCTGAACCCCAACTAAATCACGATCATGGCTCGCAAATACGCCTCTCACGCATCCGCCCTCCGCACCGCTCAATCGAGCGGCGCGCGGACCGGCCATCTTCGCGGCACGCTCGCCCTGGCGGCGCTGCTCTGCTGCGAAACCGTTTACACCCTCGACGGCACGGAAGCTGTCGGCGATGTCATCGAACTGACCGCCCCGATCCCCGAGGGATTGGAGCTGGTGCCAGCACTGTCTCAAGTGGTAGTCGAAACCGATCCGGGGACGACTTTCACCGGGAAATTCGGGAACTCTTCCGATGATGACGCTTACAGCGCCGCCAAGGCGCTGGCCACCGTGGGAGCATCCGCTTTGTCCACCAATCGCCCGGTGCAACATCCGGCCTCGGACAAGGTGCTGCTCACGCTCACGGCGGTGGACACGCTCACGGCCGGACGGGTGATTGCCTTCTATCTCGTCTTCCGCGCGGTGTCGTAACCGTTCGGTTTCATGTGCCCCCGAGGGGTCCGGCCCGGAGACGGACCGGACCCCTTTTCATTTTCATCACTGCCTGACCATGACGCGCGTCGAATGCCTGAACCTCGCCCTTGCCAAGCTCGGCGTGGGCCTCGTCGTTTCCATGGGGGACGCGACGCTGCCCGCCTCACAATTTGGCGGCATCCTCTACCAGCCGACACTGGACCGCGTGTTGCGGGATTTCCCGTGGTGCTTTGCCGAAAGGGAAATCGCCCTGGCGCTCACCGGGGAGTCCCCGGAGAATGCGCACTGGGCTTTCACCTACCTGCTGCCGGAAGACTGCGCGCGGGTGGTGGCGATCAAGGGCGCGACGGAAGAAACGAATCAAGACCGATTCCGGCGCCAAGGGCGGAAACTTCACTGCAACGAATCGCAGGCGGTGCTGGTGTATATCACGAACAAGATCGAGCCGGACGACATGGACCCGGATTTCCGGGACGCCTTTGTGACTCTGCTTGCAAGCGAGCTTGCCGGGCCGGTAATCCAGGACCCTCGCTTGGCGGCCACGCTGCTGGAACATTACGAGACGGTGGCACGGCCCAAGGCGGAACGGAATGACGGCCGCGAGAATGCCAGCCGCGAGAATGCGGGGATTGCCGTGAGTATCGCGCGGTCTCCGTTGATCCGCCGTCGATTCGCCGGAATGGAACCCCGCGCCGTGCAAGGCTACGGCGATCTTCCCATGCCTGACTGATGCCCGTCCACGTAATCCAGAACGCCTTCAATGCCGGCGAGCTTTCCCGCTACGTTTCCGCCCGGAGCGAGCTGGAGGTTTATCAGGCCGGTGCGCGAACCTGCCGGAATTTCATCGTGATGGCTTACGGCGGCGCGAGGTATCGGCCGGGGCTGGAATTCATCGCGCGGACGAAGGACGACGGGGCCGCGCGCCTGGTCGCTTTCGAGTTTTCCACCAGTGACCGGCATGTGCTGGAATTTGGCGACGAATACCTGCGGATCCACGCATGCGGGCTTTCCGGTTACGGGCCGGTGCTTTCCGGCGGAACGCCCGTGGAGGTCGTCACGCCATGGACTGCCGATGAGCTGAGGTCGCTGCAATTCGCGCAACTGAATGACATCGTGATCATCTGCCATCCGGATCATCCGGTGAAACGGCTGTCCCGGTTTTCGAGCACGTCGTGGGTGCTGGAAGATTACCCTTTCGAGAATCCGCCCTTCCTCGATGTGAACGAGGACGAAGCGGACGCGATCACGGCCAGCGCGGTTTCCGGGACAGTCACGCTGACGGCCACGGCGGACGTGTGGACGGCTGCCAATGTCGGGAGCGTGTATGAACTTGCCTACCGGCGGACGCAGGCGGAAATCATGCAGTCGCTGCTGATTCAGACCGGCTCCGTGTCCATCTCCGTCATTCGTGGCCGCGGAGCCTCGCCGAGTTCGGAAACGGTCGCCAATGCGTCCACGACCTTCTTGCGCGTGGATGGGGAGTTTCTGATTCAGACCTTCGGCACCTGGGAGGCCACGGTGGAGGTGCATCGGCGCGCGCTGGGTGCCACCGATTGGAACGATTTCCTTTTCTTCGAGTCCACGGTGGACCGGAACGTGAATGAGACCTTCACCTTGGACGAACCCTCGGAACTCCGGCTGGTGGTGAAAGGCTACGTGTCCGCAACGTTCAAAAGCCGGGCGGTGATTTCCGTCACCGATCCCTTCATTCGCGGGCGAGCGCGCGTGACGGGTTACACCAATGCGCGATCCGTCACGGCAGTGGTCGAGCGACGGCTTGCCACGGGGGGTTCCACGGAATGGAGCGAGTCGGCATTTTCCACGCGGCGAGGATTCCCGCGGGCGGTGGTTTTCCACGGCGGGCGGCTGTGGTTTGGCGGCACCAGCCACAAGCCGGAATTGGTGTGGGGGTCGAGGATACAGGGCTTCGATGATTTCGCGCGGCCATTCGGCACCAGCGAGACGGCGGACGCGGACGCCCCCATGGCCATCCCGGTGGTGGCGGATGAGCAGAGCGCCGTCCAGTGGCTTTCCAGCGCGCGGGCGCTGCTGGTGGGCACGTCGTCCGGGGAATTCGTGATCGAAGGCGGCACGCAATCCGGCGCGGAAATCTCGCCGGAGGATCACACGGTGCGGCGTCACACGTCGAACGGATCGGAACCCATCATGCCCTTGGTGATGGATGCCGCGACGATGTTCGTCCAGCGCCAAGGCCGGAGGCTGCGGAAGCTCTCCTGGGTCTATGAGGAAGACGCTTACCTCTCCGATGAACTGAGCATTTACGGCGAGCACCTGACCCGCTCGGGGATCGTGGAAATCGCTTTCCAGCGTCAGCGCGATCCCGTGATATGGGGCATCACCGGCAACGGCGGGCTGGTCGGCTGGACCTATCGGCCGAAACAACCCTTCCTTGCCGGGCATCGTCACGATACGCCCGGCGGCACGTTTGAGTCAGTCGCCTGCGCTTACGGGGATGCGGACGAAGATGAAGTCTGGCTGGTGGTGAACCGCGACGGCATGCGCTGCATCGAACGCATGCGGCCGGATCAAATGGCCGCGCAAGAAAACGGGGATCTCGATGCCTTGTTTTTCCTCGATGGCGCGCGGATCTACGGGGCGGAGACGGAAACCTGCGACGGACTGGATCATTTGGAAGGACTCGAGGTGATGGTTTTTGCGGACGATGCGTTTGCCGGGATTGCCACGGTGGACGGCGGGGAAATCGAAAACCCGGTGCCGGATGCCACGCGCGTGGTCGTGGGACTGCATTACCGCGGCGAGCTGGAAACCATGGATCTGGAACCGGGAGCGGAAAATGGCACCAGCCAAGTGCGGATGAAGTCGGCCGGGCGCGGGGCGATTCGGCTTTTCCAAAGCCTGGGCGGCGAGTGGTTCACCAGCCAAGCCCCGGACAAGGCCGCGCCGTTCCTGAGCCTCGGGCCGGACGATTCGCTGGCGATCGCCCGTCCGCTCTCGGATGTCGAGAAAGTCGTGGAATCCTATCCGGGCGCCACGCGGGCGCTGTCGATCGGTGTCCGCCAGACGCAACCTTACCCGATGACGGTCCTTGCCGTGGTCGTGCGCATGAACATGAAGGAGGACGCATGAAAGTAAGGATCTTCCAGGCCAGTGATTACCCGGAGATTTCCCGCTGGTGGGAAGCTCACGGTTGGCCTGCGCTGCCTCTGGCGATCCTCCCGCCGCTCTCGGTGGTGGTCGAGGCCGACGATGGGCGCGGGCTGTGCGCGGCCTTCGCCTACATGGACAACGGCGGAACCGGAGTGGCCATGATTGAGTGGATCGTGACCGCCCCGGAGAACTCCCCGCGCGAATCGTGGAGGGCGATTGGAACCGCGCTGGATTTCCTCAAGGGCGAGCTGAAAAGCTTGGGCTATGGCTGCGCGCTGACGACCTGCCGGGACGAATCGCTGGCGCGCGTGATCGAGCGCGCGGGTTTCCAGCGGACGGACGGCACAATGATTCACCTTCTCACCAATCTCTGACATGGGCTGGACGACTGCTATCTCAATCGCACTGCTGGGGATCTCTACGGGGATTCAGGTTTACAGCACCCAGCAAACGAAGAAGGCGGCGGAAAACGCCGATGCCTACAACCGGAAGCTGGCGGAGAGCGAAGCCCAACGAAAGGAGGCGGAAGCGCATGAAAACATGCGCCGCCAGCGCGAGGAAAAGCGCCGCCGCATGGCCATGGCGAGATCGAGGCTTTCTGCGTCCGGTGTGGCGCTGGGCGAGGGCACCGGCGCGGATGTGCTGGAGGTCTTGGACGCCCGGCTGGAAACATCGATCCAGGATGCCTCCCGCATGGCGGAACTGGAAACCCGCGCGCTGCGTGCCGGCGCGGAAATGGACACGTGGAAAACGCGGCAGCAATCGGCCGCGCTGGATCTGCAAACTTACGGCAGCTTGCTGTCCTCGGCTTCGTCGATGGCCGGGAGCTTTTCGAATACTTCATATCGGACCCCTCGTTGAGTTATGCCACCGATCACCATCCCGGATCTGAACCTTGTGGGCTCCGGCCCGTCTCTCCCGCGCGCGGATGCCTCGGCGGCGATGGCTCCGGGCATGGCGCTGCGCTCCGTAGCGGAAGGCGTTACCGATGTCGCCGCACAACTGGAGGCGCACAACGCGCGAATCCTCGAGGTCGAGAACGCGCGGGCGATTACCGAAATCAAGACGAAGGCCCGCACGGCTTACGCGAATTTCCAGGCGTCGTTGACGGAAGATCACGATTACCGGACCTATCAGGAGAAGTGGGAAAGCACGATGGGCCAACTCCGCGCGGAAATCGACAAGGGCGAGTATTCCGGGCTGGTGCGGGATCAAGCATCGATCTTTTTGGAAGACTTCGCCGGGGATACCCGGATCGGCGTTGCCGCGGCAATGCAGCGCAAGGCGGTGGAACGCGGGAAACTGGCTTTCTCGAATGCCTTCCAATCAACCGTTGACGGATACAACCCGATGGCAGGTCCGCCATCCATGGCACCGGTGGAAGAGCTGCTGGCCGATCAAGCGTGGATGCTGCCGGAGGAAAAGGACATGTATCGGCAAAAGTTCCAGGACGCGGCATCGGCCAAGGCGAGAATCGCGGAAATCCACGCGGACCCGGAAGACTGGATGGAACGGCACCAAGATGCAGGGGACATGGATATATCTCAATGGTATGCCATGAGGCAAACGGCCAAGGAATTGATCGGGCAACGTGCCGTAGAAGCGGCAATGGAGGCTCAAGACATGATTGCGTTGGGGCAACTCACGAATCCCGATGATGTGGATGATGTGTTTGCTAATCTCCGGCCCTCTGCGCGTGAGCGGATCAAAGAGCAGATTATCAAGCGGAATTCCGCCATCGAGCAGGCGGGGGTCGAGGCGAAAAGAAATAATCCCGAATATCAGCAAGAGCTGGTCGGAACTTTGATTGAAAGGATCAAGGGATATGATCCTGACTTGAACGATTTTGACGCGGAGCTGGTAGATATTCAAATGATGATCGGAGAGGTCCGCGAAGCGCCGATCCGGGAGGAATTGGAAGCGCAATTGGCACGAATCAGGGGCACCGAGGAGACGGAAATTCGAACCGCTCAAGATTTGGTATTGGATCAGTTGGATGATGCTTTTGACGCGAAAAAGATTGGCATTTTCACGGCTGGGCAATCGGTCGATTCCGCGATTGCAGCGGGCCTGTTAGAAGATCGTGCTAAGCTGGAAGCCGCTGGTTTTTCGCCGGAACAGGTCGAGGAATTGACGGCGGTAGGGCTGGCCGGAACGAAGCGCAAGGCGTTGTTTCAACGGCTTTGGCCGCGCCGCCCTGGCAATAGCGCTGCGTTGCCACCTTACGAACAAGCCGCGTTTGAGGCGATCGCGTCCGGGAAAGAGAAATTTGAAACGATCGATGAAGCCGCTTTGGCAAAGGCAAGGCAGGCGCATGGACGCGCCCGCATCGAATTGAAACGGGTAATGCAGGCGTATCCTGACGATCCGGCCAAGTGGGAGGAAATGGCAAAATCTCTCGGGGTGGAGGTCGAGGCTGACACGATCCTGAACGACGAATTGGAGGAATGGAACACGCCCGGCGGTTTGGGCGGCGAGGAATGGGACACCGGGGGCGTGTTGCCTCCATTGCAAGACTGAAACCATGGCAATCACGATTCAAAACATGCAGGGGAGCGGGCTGGATCCGCTCATGGGGAATGCCATGGCGGGCATCCGCGCGGACGACGAAAACCCGCTGGATCTCGCGGAGGAATCCCGCCGCCGGGCGGTCGAGACGCGGACGGCATTCATGGGCAAGGTGAACGATCGGCTGGCGAACTTCGACGCCTTCGCCCCGCAGGCCAGCGAGGGCGCGCGCAAGCGGGCGCTGGTCGATGCCTACCTCTTCGGGGCCATGGGCTACAAACCCGCGCGGGGTCTGGCACGGGAACGCCAGCGGGCGCTCGTGGCCACGGAACTCTTGGGCGGTGCCGGGGCTGCATCCGATGACGAATTTTTCGCGGAAATCTCCGGCCGTGCCACGAAGCAGAAGGCGGAAGCGGAGCTGTGGAAGGAACTGAGCACGGCGGCGCGCAACGAGGCGCTGCAAGTGCTGGGCGGCAAGGGTAAGCTGGCCGGGGACACGACGCCCGGCGGGGTCGATGAATGGATGATGCAAGTGGAGGCATCGCCGGGGTATCGGCCGGATCTGCGCGCGGACTATCGGCTGGCCTGGCTGGAAGAGCGGGAAAACTTTTCGGCGGCGGTCGAGCCCTTCGAAACGGAAGTGCAAGAAGTCTGGCGCGGGATGCAGTCGGGGGAGTCGACCTTCCCGGAAATCTTTGACCGTCTCGAACCTGACCAGCGCGAGGGATTCAAGGAGGCATTGGCGGCGATGGCGCGGGCGATGCCGGCGAAAGATCGGCCGACGTTCCTCGCAAACTTGGCCAAGCAGGCCGGGCGGGATCTTTCTGCGCTGCCGGGGCAAGTGGATCGAGGCTTGGGCCGGGCGGTGCAGGAAGGCGGGACGATCAACTGGGAAGACTTCTTGGGCACGGAGCGGGCGAGGATGGCGCGCCGGGAGAAAGAAGCGGCCACCGTGGCCGGGATCCGCGCGCGATGGGATTTCGTGGACGATGTGCGGCGGATTGCTGAGGAAGTCCGGGACCCGGTGAAACCGCTCACGGAAGCGCCGGGATTCCTGCGCGCGGTGGAGATGGGGGCGTATGCCGCGCCGCAAGCCGTGGCCACGACCCTGACGGCCCTGATCCCCTTCGCCGGGCCTGTGGCGTCGTTCGGAATCATCCGGGAAGATTCCTATCAACAAATCAGGGGCGAGCTACTGCGCGGGGGAGCGGATGAGAAAAAGGCGCAACAATGGGCGGAAGGGCTTTCGGGAGTGGTGGCGGTGCCTTCTGCCGCTTTGGAGAGGCTGGGAGCTTCTGCCGTCATTGGGAAGCTGCCGGGGCTGAATCGGCTGCTCACAAAGCTGGCCGACAAGGCCGGGCGCAATGCCCTGGCACGGGGGACAATTCGGACGCTTGGCGGCGGCGCATTTGAAACCGGCATCGAGCTATCGCAAGACCTGCTCAATCCTCTTTCCATCGAAACCGCGCGGGCCTTGGGGCAGGACCTCCCCGGCGTGGAATGGAGGAACGGGAAAGACGGCGTGCTGGATGGGTATTGGGCGAAGGCCACGACCACCTTTGTGGCCATCCTTCCGCTGGCAATCATGGGCGCGGCCGGGGGCCGGATGCGCGATGAACGGAACCGGGCATTTTCGCAGGCGTCGGACCTGGAACTGCGCGCGCTCGGGCTGTCGGACTCCGCCATTGCCGAGATCCGCGGGGCGGAAGGGTATCAGAGCTTGGACGCGGCAGTTACCAGCGCCGTGGCGACGGCTGACCCGGCGAGTGAAACCGCCATCGATGCCACGCAAGAACTGGCGGAGGAGATCGAGGCCCGCCGCAAAGCACTGGAAGACGCGCAAGCCTCCGGCGTGCTGCCGCGTTTCCGCGAGGAGAACGGGGAATGGACGGTCTTCGATGGCGTCACCGGCGAGGAAATCGGGAAAGCTCCGAACTATCGCGGGGCGGTCCGGCTGGCGGCGGCGAAAACGCAATCGATCGACCTGCAAGCGGCGGATGAGGTCGAGCAGGCGCGCGTGGATTTTCTGGAATCCACCATGGAAGCCATGGAGGCCACCGGCGGCGAGGGGCTGGCGCAAGACTTCCGCCCGGGCGAGCGAGTCACCACGGCGCAAGCGGCCGCGGAATCGAGTGATGCAGAAGCTCGGATTGCCTGGCAGGCCCGGAGCCGGGAAACGGTCGAGACCGGAGACAGCGCCATGGCGGATCTGGTGCTTGGCCAGTCCACCACGGAAGTGGCCGATGGGGTGCGCCGGAGCGTGAACCGGATGAATCAGGGCGCGACGGCGCTCACGGTCCTGCACGAAAAAACGCACGTCGATTTCCGCCGGGCTCTGGCATCCGGGAAGCTCACCCAAGGCGAAACGCTGGCGGTGGTGCGCGCGGTCCAGAACGTCCTGCAAACCCGCGACACGCGGCGCGGTGCTGCCGGGAAAATCGCGTTCCATTACCTGCCCGATGCGGATGCCGACGTGACGCTGGAACACTTGGACGAAGCGGTGGCGGAACTGGTCGAGGCGGAAATCCTCCGCACCCGCAAGACCGATGCCGGCGCGGTGCCTCCGGGAGTCATCACCCGGAACCTGCGGGCAATTGGGCGAGTGCTGGCCGGACGTGCTCCGCGCTTCATGGCCTTCCTGCGGGCGATGCGCGATCACTTCGGGCTGGTGTTCCGCCGTGCCGCGGCGGTCAACCGTGCGCTGCGCTCCGGCGAGATCCAGCGCGAGGAATACGACGCCTTCCTGGCCAAGCTACAGGGCCGCGAAGAACAACAGGATTTTGAGCAACTGGCCCGCGATGCCGAGGCGCGGATTTTGGCCGGGGAGCAAGCGGTGGATGAGCTGGACGACATGGAACCGTTTTCGGTGGGGCGGGCATCCGTCATGCCAACGGCGGACACGCGGGTTTTCCAAGGTGCGGAAGGCTCACCAAGCGTGATCGGTCCGGCGTCGTTTTCGATTTCCGCCTATCACGGCACCCCGCACAAAGTCCGCAAATTCAGCCTCGAAAAAATCGGCACCGGGGAAGGCGCGCAAGCGTATGGGTGGGGGTTGTATTTCGCGGATTCTCGGGCCGTTGCTGAGGATTATGCTTCCGCGCTTGCAAACATACCCGGAACCGCCCGCGATACCTTAAAAGTCGGAAAACAAGCCATTGCTGAAGCTATTGGGGAGGGATACCAAGGCCGTTGGATTGCTGATATTGCCAAGGAAAAGCTTCTGGCAAGAGCTGCGGCACTTGAATCCTATCCCGCGCGAGCGCTTCCATATAAAGATGCGGCAAAAAACATCCGAGAAGTTTACAAATCTAAAGGCGGCAACCTCTACACCGTCCGCCTGAACGTCGAAGACGATCAACTCTTGGACTGGGACAAGCCGCTGAGTGAGCAAAGCGAGGCGGTGCAAGCGGCAATCGAAAAAGCCCAAAGGGCCATGAATGATTCCAAAGACTGGTCCAACTGGACCGGGCAGAATATCCATGCGGCCATGGAGCTTTTCGCCATGAAATCCTTTCGAGAGAACACTCCAGAAGCGGTATCCCGCAGCATGGCGTCCATCGGCATCTGTGGCATTCGCTACCTCGACGGCAACAGCCGGAACAACCAATTTTCGGTGCGCGGCGCTGGCAACTATCACACCGTAATCAATTCCTCCAACGGCCAGAAAACAGCGGAGTTCGAAGGGCCGGATTCCTATGATCAAGCCACAGCAAAAGCCGCAGAGTTAAACGGCCAAGGCTCTTACAACTACGTCATTTTCGACGATGCCGACATCGAGATCATCGAGGAGAACGGCAATCCGGTGGATTTGAAGGCACCCGGGGAAACGGCTTTCAGCGTCGGCTGGTCCGGCCTGGCCGATGCCTTGCGCGGCGATGCCATCGGGCGGATCAAGAACCCGCTCCGTCGTGCGGAAGCGATGAAGCGGGTGGCGGAGGCCATGGCGGAAGCCACGGCCGGGCTGGAACGGTTGGAGGTGCGCGTGGGATCGCGTCGACTCAAGAAGTCGCTGCAGAATGAAATGAAAGTCCGGCAGGCCCTCCGCGCGGAGGAGCTGGAAATGGAGGCGATGCGGAAACACCTGGGCGCGCTCATGGCACCGGAGGAAACCGCCATGCTCTTCGAACAGCCGGTGCATGCCGCTTTGACGATCGAGAAGACGGACAAGAACGGCCGGAAGTATCGGGCCGGGCGCATCCTATCGAAAACCGCGGCGGTGAAGCGTCGCCCGGAACTCTTCGAAACGCAGGGGCTTGGGGGGCATTACGACGGCGCGGGCACCGCTCACCGGGGACTCTTCGGCGGGAGCATGGAGCCGGACGTGCTGGCGCAAGAACTCTTTGAGGAGGGGCTGATTTCCGAACCCTACGCGGATGCGATGTGGGAGGCGCTGGACCGCGAGGCCGTGAGCGTGACGAATGCCAAGGCGGCGATGGATGCCGCGCATGCGGCGATCAAGCAGGCCCGGCAGCAAGCGGCCACGGAAGCCAAGGAATGGATGGAAGGCGCGCTGGAAAATCAGGCGGTCCATTTTTCACCTGCGGATGAAATCCGGCGCGCGCTGGCGCTGTTGGATGGCATTCTGAACGTGGTCCCGGCGGAGATTCGCGGCAAGGTGGGCGGTTACACGCAACTGGCCCGCCTGGGCGGCGAGGAAACCCGGCTGGCCTTCCTGCGGGATCGGCTGGCGCGGGTGGACGCGGAACTCGAAAAATGGCTGCGCGCTCAATACGATGCCGAATGGAAGCGACTCCTTGCCCGGGCGAAACCGGACAAGGACGAAGCAGGCAAGCGCCCGGTGGGCAAAGCGGGCGCGAGTGTTCACGAGCTTTTCCGCACGCTGGAAATCGCCATGAACTGGACGCCAGCGGAGGCGGAGGCGGAGGCCATGAAGCTGGAAATACTGGCCAACGGCGGCGAGCTGACGGCGGAGGAAGAAGCGCACAACATGCTGCTGGCAAACATGCTGCCGATGGTGGCGGATTGGCGGAAGGCGGATGCAGCCCGGCGGGAATCGGCGGTGATCGAAGGACAGAAAATCTTCCTCGATGGCTACGCCCGATACACCATTCAAGTCTTGAAAAAACGAGAAGCCCGGGCGCGCAAGCGTGCCGTCCTGCAGGCCGATGCCGGCGGGGATACCTCGGCCGCGAAACGCCGGGAGAAAATGCGCGAGGGAGCAACGAAAACCGGGAGGTCTCTGGACGCGCTGCTTTCCCTGCTGTCCTTCGAGCAAGTGGTGGGGCTGGCATTTGGGGAAAATTCCAAGGAGGGCAATGCCCTGGTGGATGCGGAACGCGCGGCCGCGGCGAGGAAATTCGACAACATCACGGCAGCGGAAAACGAGATCGAGCGACTGCTTGCCGACCTGGGCGGCGGGAAATACCGCGGCGAGTCCCTGCGCTATGCCATGGCACACACTCGCCGGGTGGAATGGACGGATTTCCGGGGCGAGAAACAGAACCTTTCGGAGCTGGAAGCGATCACCGCCATTCTGATGTGGCGGCAAGAAGACGGTCGCCGTCATATGGAAGGGCACCTGGACGACAGCGGCGCGCCGGTGGGGGAATGGCATTGGAGACAGCAGGATATCGACACGATCGAAAACCAGCTTTCTGACGCGGCCAAGGCCCTGCGCCTCCACCTTTCGACCGCCTACGCGGCGGAATACGCGCGGTTGAATGCGATCTTTGAAAGCCTTTACGGCGTGAGCCTGCCAAAGCACAAGGATTACAGCCCTCTTTCCATGAAACCCGTCCAGGTGCAGGCCGGGCAAATGCTGGATCCCGGCTCGGGCATGGCCATGAGCGGGGCGAGCCTCACGCCCGGCAGCCTGCGGAACCGGATGACGGCCGGAGTCGCCGAACCGGATTTCAAAGACGCGCTGCAACATTACCTCGCGCACGTCCGGCAAATGGAACACTGGATGGCTTATGCGCCTTTTGCCACGGAAAGCATGGCGCTCCTCAACCAGCGCGATGTCGGCAACGCGATCGAGGCTCACGCCGGGCCGGAGACAGTCAAGGTCCTGCGCGGCTGGGTCGATCTGTTCGCTGCCGGCGGTGTGCGTGATGCGGCGGCTCACCTCGGGCCTTCGAAGCTCTTCAACCGCATGCTAGGCCGCTTGTCGTCCGCCGTGCTGATCGGGCGCGTGTCGGTGCTGGCGATTCAATCGACGCAACTTGGGGCGGCACAAGCGGAGATGCCCGTGGGTGCCTACGTCACGCGGCTGGCCAAGCTCCTGACCGGGCAACTCGGGTGGGCGGATGCGCTGAAAAGTCCCTTCATCCAGCGCCGACTGGCATCGATGCCGCCCGCCTTCCGGCAGGCGATGGAAGGGCTGGCGGCGGAGAAGCCAAACCGTCTGAAATACGCGGTCCAGCGGATCGGCGAAAGTATCAGCGGGGCGGATGCGCTCTTCACCTCCGGGACCTACGCGATCATTTACGATTACCAACTGAAACAGCTCCGCGCGGCCGGGGTGGCCAACCCGGAAGAAGCGGCGGCGGAAGCCGCGGAGAGGCTTGTGGAGCGTGTGGCGCAACCCGTCCGCATGGGAACCCGCTCGCTTTTTGAGAACCAGACCACCAACCCGATGGCGCGGGCGATGTGGGCCTTTGCCTCGGAACCCCGGCAGAAGTTTGCGCTCATCGCTTACCGCATGATGCTGGCCAAGCAGAAAAAGGGCTCGGCGCTGTCCGCCCTGGGCGAGGTTCGTTTCTGGCGCGCGGCGGCGGTCACGTGGATCTGGGGCGGCGTCGTGGCGGCGATCATCCGCGCGGCCATGCGGGACGTGCGGGATGATGAGGATGACGAGTGGTTTGACGAACGGAACTGGGACCCGAAACGCATGGGCATTGCGGCGCTGACTGGCCCCTTCTACGGCATTCCGATGCTGGGCGAGGAGATCGAATCCGGCGCGATGCTGGCCGCGGGCGAGCGTCCATTTTCCGGCACGCTGTTTTCGAGTGCATCGCAGGCCGTCCCCGCGGCCATGGATCTGGTCACGCTGGAAAGCATGGAAGGCGGGGCGGACGAAGTGCTGCGCGATGTCGAATCGATCACCATGGCGTCCGCGTTTGTGTCCGGCACCGGCAGCGCCGCCACGTCCCTGATGCATATCGTCCGGGATCTTTACGGCTTGGTGACGAATGCCATGGGCGGCGAGGAACCGGAGGAATAAAGTCGGACCCCCTACCTTGGCCCGGCGGTGATGCAGGGCCAGCGTGTGGCATGGCCATCGGTGTGGAAACGGCGGATCTCGCTTACACGGGGAACGGTTCGACCGTTTCCTTCCCGATCACGTTCACGTTTGAAGTCTCGAGTGACGTGGATGTGTATGTGAACGGCGCGGTTGTCACGTCGGGGATCACGATTTCCACGGGCGCGGTGGTGTTTGCCACGGCTCCGGCGGCGGGCGCGAAAATCCGCATCCTTCGGCAAACTCCGCTGGATCAACCCCGCCCCTTCGATGATCCGCAGAAAGTGACACTGGCCGAAAACGGCAGGGCTCTGGATCGCGTGGTGAGGCAAATGCAGGAACTCGAAAGCCGCCGGGCGGACACGGCCGCGCGTGCGGTGCTGGCACCTTTCGGCGAGTCGCTGGCCGCGCTGCCGGTGGTGGCGCAACGCGCTTCCCGGTATCTCGCCTTCGATGCCTCGGGCAACCCGACTGCTGGCGCACTGACGGATGACACGGCAGCGGATCGAGCGGAAGCCGCGGCGTCATTGGTGGCGATCACGGCGCTGCTGACCGTGTTCGGGGATTTCACGGTGGGATCGACGCACTACGGGAAATTGATCACCAGCGTCTTGCCCTGCGAAATCACTTTCCCGTCCGTCGCTCCGACAAATGCCGGCCGCTTTGCGGTCGATACGCTGGCGAGCGAATACACGATTTCCGGCTTCGTGTTTGCTGAGGGTGGCGGCTACGTCACCGAAATCCCGACAGGCTCGGGGATTTGGGTTTTTGAGATCGTCGCCGGGAATTGGGTGGCACGCGGATCCGCGATGAAAACCGCCGCCGCGCAGGCCGACAGCACCGCCGCCAATGTCGCCGCCTTGGTGACCGATTTCAACGGTCTCCTCGCCAAACTCCGCACCGCCGGACTCCTCGCCTCCGCATGAACCGCCGCTCCTCCACCTTCCGCAAACTCCTCATGGCCGGGGCATTTTCTGGCCGGGCTTTGCCGCCTGTCACCTCCCTTGCCATTTTCGGTGATTCGATCACGGATCAAAACTCGCTTGAGCTAACGGGTGATTTCGTGGATGCAAATGCCATCGGGTATTTCACTCAGGCGCAAATGATCATGGGGCACCCGATCACGTTGAGCAGGCGGACCGTGTCAGCGTATGGGGATGTCGGCGACTACACATTCGGTTACGGCAGCTATTCCCCCGCTGACCTCATCAATGGCAACCGCTCGGGGGATGGAGTCTATCCGTTGAGCGACATCGCCACCGCCGATCCGGCCAACATTTTTTGCTTTTGCGGGTCCAACACCGGCAGCTCGACGGTGGAACAGCTCGTGGCGGACATCCTCACTCTTTGGGATACATTCCGCGCTGCAGGGCGTCGCGTATTTGCTGCTGAGATCCTTCCGCGCGCATCGTCCCCAAGCTACAATTCCACTTCGCTCGCCAACTGCTACGCCGCAAATGCCCTCCTCAAAACCGCCGCCGCATCGCGGGGGATTCCGTTTCTCGAATGGGCGCACGTTGTGGCCTTGGGGCCGAATGATTTCGGTGATCCGGCTTTGCTGGGCGGTGTATCCGGCAGCGATGGAGTCCACCCCAACACGCGCGGGGCACAACGACTTGGCGCAGCATGGGCCGCGTGGTTCGCGCCTTATGTCGGTCCGGCGTGGGAGCCGCCTGCATCCGGCGATGCCGCATGGCTCACCACAAACCCCTACATGAGCGGAGACGTGTCCGGCATCGCTACAGGCTGGACGACAACGAATCCAGTAGGCGGCACCATTACACGGTCGAAGGTGACTGATCCTGACGGCACAGTATGGCAGCGACTTGCATGGTCACAGCCCGGCACCTACAATTTCGGCACGTTTCGGCAAGCATCCGGCACGGGGACATTTCAGGCGGGCGACATCGTGGTTCCCGTCGCTCGCGTCAGCAGCCAAGCAAGCGGATGGGATTTCAAAGGATTGCGGCTCACCGCATACTCGACGATCAGCCCCGGGGCTCTAACAGCAAGAGCAAGCGCGCACAACATCACTAATCTAGCCGCCTCCGCGTCCAACGTCATCGACCCCGTCAACGGCCTGATCGTCGGCTTTCCGTTTGAAGTCGCCGCGAACACGACAGCAATGTTCACCTACATTCAGGCGTTCGGCTCAGGCACATTCGACGTGCGCCAAGTCGGGCTTGTGAAAATCGCATAACCCCATGACCCGCATTTTCCCCATCACCGGCTATCTGCAAAAGGAGGGCGACCCCACCGGGATCCACCGCATCCGGCGGGAAATCCTTGCGCCGTTGGAACAGGCGTTTGTGGAGTTTGATATCGAGCCCGTCCGCCCGTGGAAATCCGATTGGTGCGAACTCGCCAAGCGCGCTTCCCTCGATGGTATATCTTCCGTGGTCATCGTCGCCTATTCCTGGGGCGCTGGATGGGCGGCCCAGGTCCTTGCACGAGAACTCATGAAGCTTGGCATTCCCGTCCGCCTCATGGTCTTGATCGATCCCGTTTACCGCCCCCTCTGGCTCCCGGCCTGGGGCTTTGCCAATCTCCTCGGATTCCGCGCCATCGTTCCCAACTCCGCCACCATCGACGTGCCTCCCAATGTCTGGCGCGTCGTTGGCATCCGCCAAAACAAAACCGTCCCCTGCGGCCACCCCATCCGCTGGGATGGCGTCACCATGCGTCTACCGCTTATCGATTCCACCCACCTGACCATCGACGATTCCCCCGAAGCCTCCTCCCTTGTCTCCACTGAAATCTCCAAACTGATCCACACATGACCACCATCAACATCCCCGGCGGCGCTTACGACGAAGTTTTCGAAACACTCCCCGGCCAGCCTTACCGCTTGGGGCTCTATTCGGCCACTGGCAATGATGCCGCCGACATGGCCGCCACCGCCCTCCAAGGTGAATCCACGGCCAGCGCATCCATCGCGCTGTTTGATATGTCATCCGGCGAGGCAATCGCATGGGACGCCGCCACCGCAGATACCGTCGGCAACTGGACCTTTGTAGCGCTGACCAAGTGGACGCGCATCACAATCTCCGGCACCGAAGGCGATGCCTTCAACCTCTCCCTCGTCGAAATCCGCTGATCTCCAAAATGCGCGGGCCGGTGGGGTTTTTATGGGTTTCCCCTCCTGCCGACAGGACCCGGCCCGCGCGCCTTCCCCTGCGATGAACATCCCGAAACAATATGAATGGTTGCCGCGGCTCCGCCGCCGCGAGGGCCTGCCCCGCACGATCAGCCTGGCGCTGGCGGAATACGGCGTGCGCGAGATCGTGGGCCGGGGAAGCAATGCGACGATTATCGCATGGCGGGATGAACTGAATCTGGCAGGCGTGCGCATTGCCGGATTTTCTGACGATGACACCGCATGGTGCGGGCTGTTTGCGGCCATCGTGTGCTATCGCCGGGCAGGGCGGGCGGCGGAGGTGGTCAAGGAACCGTTGTGGGCGCGACACTGGGCGCGCTATGGCACAGCGGTAGCGACACGCCGACAAGGGCGACTGGTGAATGCCGGCGAGCTGCGGCCAAGCCTCGGGGACGTGCCGGTTTTCGAGCGGGGCGACGGTGGGCACGTCGGGTTCTATGTTGGCGAGGATGCCGGTCATTTCCACGTCATCGGCGGGAATCAGGGCAACCGGGTGTCCATCATGCGCATGGAGAAACGGCGCTGCCTTGCCGTGCGTCGTCCGCCTTACTTCAAGCCCCCCGCATCGATGCGGCCTTTCTATCTTGCTGCCTCCGGCATCGTCTCAAAAAACGAAGCGTAACCATGGCCACCGCGAAACAATCCTCCCTCAACACGGTGCTGCTGGTGCTGTCGATCCTCGGCGGTGCCGTGACTGTGATCAAGTTCGTGGCTCCGCTGTCCACGATGCCGGCGGAACTCGAGAACGTGCAGAGCGACGTGCGCGACATGGCGCATGTCCAGGCCGTGCAGACTGAGGCCCTGAAAACGCTGGCGGAGGTTGCCACGGATTCGAAACAGCTCCGGCGCGATGTCGATCGGCACGAAGGCGAGCTGCAGGGCGTCAAGGAACGGCTTGGCCGACTGGAGAAAGTGCCGTGATTTCAGGAAGGGCGTGGATCGCATCGGCCAGCGCTTTCTGGTGGTGCGTGTAAAGCCGGTGAATCTTCGCGTCGGAATGTCCGGCGAGGGACTGGCGAACATCGGCCGGGATTCCCGCCTCCGCGAGCTGGGAAACGAACGTGTGGCGGAGGCTGTGAAACGACCGCACGGCAGGCGTGCCGCATGGCAGGACGATTTGGCGAGGCACACCGGCGCGGTCGCATAGCTGCGCGAACAGGCGGGAAATCTCCCCTTTCGGCAAACCGGCAAGAGTCGGGAAGAATTCCGGGCCGGGCTGCGCGTTCAGCCATGCGGCGAGGTCTGCCGCCAGCGGGATTTCCACGCGAGTCTGGCGCCGCGCGGTCTTCTTTGGCAGGGCGTAGAGGGTGCCCCCGCGGAGCTGGTCGGGCGTGACCGCGAGGCAATCCATCATCCGGAGCCCGGTGCGCACGGCGAGCAAGATCAGGCCATGCCATGGATTCCCGGCGGAGTAGTCGAGCAAGGCCCGCACCTCGGCGTCCGTGAAGCGTGTCCTGACCTGGCTATCGGTTTCCGGCAGCGGGCGAATCCCTGCGGCCGGATTGACCCGGCAATGGCCGGACAGGACCGCGCCGTGAAGGGACTGGCGGAAGCATCGAAGGAGCTGATTTACCGTGGACGCGCGGCGTCGGCGTCCTTTTGACGAAACCGATTCCGTGGCGAGCCGTGCCACGGCTGCCTCGATGTGCTGGGCGGTGAGATCCGCCACCGGGCCAAGCCATACCTTCCGGGGGAGCACCCGGGCGAATTCCCGCTTGGTTCTGTGGTATATTTCGCCGGTTGCGCTGCTCACTCTGCGGTCCCTTTCGGCAAGCCATTCGTCCACCTGCTCGGCAACCGTGACGGGTCGCCAAGACGGATCGGCAAGGCGGCGGATATCCTCCAGGTGCATTTGGGCGCGATCGAGATCCAGCCGCCCGGCCGTGGCGTCTTCTCCGGCACGCTCCAGGATGCGAAGAACGGCAAGCCCCATGCCGGCGGATCGATCATAAGCCCGTCGCGCGTCTGCTTCCATCGTGGCGGCAATCCTAATTGCTTCCCTTCTTGCCGATGTTTTTAGGGAGTGACGGCAACGCTCGCCGCTGGGTAGCATGAAGGACGCCCAGTAAGTGCGCCCGCGTAAGTAGATCGAAGCCATTTGTGCCCGCATTGTGACAACTCCCAAAGACTCCGCAAGACTCAAGACGAGGGAAACCAAGGAATCCAAGCCCCGCCGGGCCGTGGTCACTTCGAGGCCGTGGGTTCGAATCCCGCTACCCCGACCAGC